GATGCTCCTGTAGCAGATGCTCCTGTAGCAGATGCTCCTGTAGCAGATGATTCAGACGCAGATGATTCAGACGCAGATGATGCCGATGATGAAGATGACGAAGATATTGATTTCGACGACTTCGATGATGAAGACGACGAGGATGACGACGAAAACGACGCTGAGTAATTAACCAGAAAGGTTAACCATGGCTAAGAAGGCAGCCCCTAAAAAGGGCAAGGTAGAGAAAGTGATGGCCGAATACAAGGCTGGAACTTTGCACTCTGGATCAAAGACTGGTCCAGTAGTAACATCTCGAAAGCAAGCCTTGGCTATTGGTATCAGCGAAGCAAAGAAGGTTAATAAGTAAGTGGTGTTATCTAAGTTACAACCCGCACCACTTACTTATCCTAATGGAGGTGGATTAAAAGCCATGGCAAATAAGAAGCCAGAATCACACAAACTAGAAGTAGAAGCCCTTGCTAAGAAGCATGAGGCTGAGATGGCTAAACTCAAAGAGAAACATGCAAAGATGACTGCACCTATGGGGGCGAAAAAGAATGGCTAAGACCATCAAGATTAAAGGCGAAGGCCATACAATTAAGAAGAACAAAAAGGGCGATGTCATTGTTGACCATGCAGGCAACAAGGGCAAGTACGACAAGATTGACTTGACCAAGAAGACAAAAGGTAAAGTCAAGACCATCGACCAAGGCGTAAAAGCCACTAAAGATTGGCATAAGAAAAATGGCTAAAGCAAAGTTAGGTTCAGGAGCCCGCTTCAAGAAAGTTGAAGAAGAGGCAAAAAAGTCTGGTGCTAAGAATCCTGCTGCAGTTGCAGCGGCTGCTGGCATGAAGAAATATGGTAAGGCTAAAATGGAGAAGATGGCGCAGGCTGGAAAGAAGAAGTAACATGGCTAAAACACCAGCATGGCAAAGATCTGAAGGACAAAATAAAAAAGGCGGATTAAACGCCAAAGGTCGTGCATCTCTTAAAGCACAGGGTCATGATATTAAGGCTCCAGTAAAAAAGGGTGACAATCCTCGTCGTGCATCATTCCTTGCTCGCATGGGTGGAATGCCAGGACCAGAGCACAAACCCAACGGTGAGCCAACAAGATTGCTATTGTCCCTACAAGCATGGGGTGCATCTTCTAAGGCTGATGCTAAAAGCAAAGCAGCCGCTATCTCTAAGAAGAATAATGGTAAGAAGTAATGGCTAAAGAAGTTTGGAATACCAAAAATCCAAAGAAGAAATCTACACCCCTGTCATCATCAGCAAAGAGTGCGGCAAAGGCACGAGCAGCAAAGGCTGGTCGTCCTTGGCCAAATTTGATTGATAATATGTGGGCCTCCAAACAATCTAAATCAAAGTGAAGTACTGTCCCAAATGTCAAGTATCCCAACCTAAAGAAAACTTTCATAAAGGTAACGGATACTGTAAACCCTGCAAAAAAGAGTACGATAATAAACATAAGGCTAATTGGAAGTTTGAACCTTATCATCGAATCAACAGGTATAAAGCGCATCTTAAAAAGCGATATTCAATGAGTTTGGAAGAACTAGTTGTCGTGTACGATTCTCAAGGAGGGTGTTGCCCAATATGCAACAAATCACTCCCTCATCCCGCAGATGAAAACGGAGATAAGTGGCAAACAAATATTGACCATAACCATGCCTGTTGTTCTACGGATACTACCTGTGGAAAGTGCGTTCGAGGCTTACTTTGCCGAGACTGCAACCTCATGATAGGGCATGCTAAGGACAATCTTGACACCTTAAAAAAGGCTGTTGAGTATTTAGAAACTACATCAACGAAAGTAGGTACCCAAAATCTGTGCTAAATGTGGTTGTGGCTGTGCCAAGGGCAAGCCAGCAAAAGGATGTAAGTGCACCTGTGCATCATGCAAGGCTGCTCGTGCTTCTAAGAAGGCCAAGTAATGGCTGACGGTCTATCTCCTAAGCAGAAGAAGATCGCTGCTATGGGCGGTAATCCAAAGAAGATTGATGCTGCAGATTTTGCTGCTCTCCGTAAAGGAAAGAAGATGTCAGCGGCCAAAAATCCTAAGATGATTACCAATCGTAAGAAGGGCATGTAATGGCTAAAAAGATGTCAGATGCTGCTCAAGATGCCAAGGTAATGAAGGGTATGTCTCCAAAGCAAAAGGCGGCCTTTGAAAAGGCTGACAAGAAGATGGATAAGAAGAAGCCATCTCGTGCAGCGGATGAAAAGATGGACAAGGCTCTAGCCAAGAAGATCAAGAAAGAAAAGAAGTAAGACTTAGCCCCACGAAAGTGGGGCTTTTTCTTTATCATTGCAACATCAGGTAACCGCTGCGGTTCCTGACCACTGTTCCCGCAGGTTGCGAAAAGGGGTTGTGATGGCTCATAAGCCATGGTACGAACAAGTTGCTGAAATGAACAATCAGCATGAACGTGAAGAGTTCATGCGCGGTGTGTTCGGCTTTCGTCCTAAAGAAAAACAGCCAATCTTCGCAGCACTACTCGCAGGTTATATCGGCGGTAAAGTTGCGAAGGGCAAAAAGAAGAAGTGACAAGCCCTCACCACACAGCCGTACATCACGCAGCCCGCGATACTACTCGCTACATGTCTGCCCAACTCCGTGCAGAAGCCAAGGCCTCAGGTTGGCCTTCAAAGATCATCAGTGGACTTCACGTCCGCTATACATCTAACGATGGCTTCACTGCTCACGTCCATCCTTCCCACTTTGATGAGGCTCAGGATCTTGAGTACGGAACACCAGGACAACGTCCTACATACGCCATTCGCCGCTTCTCAAATCGGATGAGCGAATCTGAAGAGTTTCTCACCAGCCGTCTCTTTGCTCGTCTTGGAGGTGGACTATGACATTTCTTCTTTCAGAAGATGAGGCTATCCGCAATCTCCTCAAGGGCATGAAGGTGACAGATCAGAAGTCCAACGCAAACGGTACAAGCACCCGCGATGTGGGCGTATGGTTTGGACAGCCTTCTCAGGAAATCAGAGACCAGACTTACCCCTACATCACCATCGACATGGTGGACGTTGCTGAAGACTTCAGTCGCTCTATGCGTGGACTCGTTAAGCCGTCCTACTTGCCAGACCCAACAACAATGCCTGATGGGTCAACAGAGTACAATGGCGATGATCATGACTGGTATATCCATCAGCCTATCCCAGTTAACATTGACTATCAGATAACAACCTATGCCCGTGAACCTCGCCATGACCGCGAGATCCTTGCTCAACTTATGTACACCAGACTACCCCTGCGCTTTGGTGTGCTACAACCTAACGACAACACAGTTCGTCGTCTTGATGTTCTGGATATCTCAAAGCGAGATATCACAGAAGCAGGTAAGCGTTTATTCGTAAACGCATTCACGGTGCGCATCTCAAGTGAGATCACACCAGAACTCTATACGGCAGTCTATAAGGCACTCGAAGTCGACATGACAGGCTACCAGGATCAAGTTCGTGGAGGAACTATTCCTGAGTTTACGCCAATCGATCCAATAACAATTCGTCCATAATACGGAACCCACCAACAACAAGACAGGAGAAAGAATGACTTACGGTCGTCCAGGCGTCTACTTAACAGAGACCCTACTTCCAGCACCTCTCGCTCAGGGAGTTGCTACGAGTGCCGCTGGTGCAGTCGCTGCCCCATTCGCACAAGGTCCTGAGATTGTGACTCGCGTTCAATCTTGGACAGAATTTACTTCAAAGTTTGGTGGCTACAACGCTGCATTCCCTGCAGTCTTTGGCGTCGCTCAATTCTTTAATAACGGTGGACGTGAACTCTACGTCAAGCGCATCCTTCACAGCGATGCAGCAGCCGCTACAGTCTCAGTAGAGACATCAGGCAACGTAGTAGTTGCTACCTTCACAGCAAAGAACCGCGGTGATGACGGCAACAACCTCCGCATCAACGTTAAGGCTGGAACTATCTCAGGAACCTACACAGTTGAGGTTTACAAGGAAGGCGTTGCAGGAACTGCAATGAACATCACCAACGATGTCCTTCTTGAGCGTTACGAAAACCTCGTATTTGCAGATCCAACATCTTCAAACTATGCAGGAACTGTCATCAACAATACTGCAGGCTCTTCAGTCACAGTCAGTGCATTGGCTTCAGGAACACCAGTTCTTACAGTCTATCCACTCACAGGTGGAGCAGACGGATCAGCCGTCGTTGCTGGAGACTACACATCCTACGCGTCAACAAGCGCCTCAGTGTGGAATGAGTTCTCAGCACTCAACCGCGCTCTTGTAATGTTTACCCCTAACATCAATGACACTCTTGCTTCTGGTGTTGTCGGCGTTATCAATGATGCCATCTCATGGGCCTCAGCAAACAACGGCTTCTTTGTTGCAGAAACTCCTGCAGGAGAGACAGTTGATGCTGCGATTACATACGCACAGGGATTGACTGCAAGCAGCAATGCCGCCGTCTACTACCCACACACATACATCACAGACCCAATTGGCCGCAGCAATGGAGCAATTCGTTTGATCGGTCCATCAGCAGGAGTTGCTGGTCTCTATCTTGCTACCGATGCATCAAAGAGTGTTGCAAAGGCTCCAGCAGGTTTGAACTCACCTCTTGGTAGCGTCATTTCTCTAGAGCGCTTATTTACCTCTGCAGAACTTGACTACTTGAACACAGGATATCCATCAGCAGGAACTGGTTCATCAGCCCCTGTTAATGCTATCCGTCAAATTCCAGGTGCTGGAATTGTTGTCATGGGTGCTCGTACTCTCCTCCAAGATGGAACAGCAAACCGTTATGTCAACATGCGCCGTTCACTCATCTACATCGAGCAGAATCTCAAGAGCATTGCTCAGATTGCGCTCTTTGAAAACAACGATGAAACCCTTTGGGCCCGTATTACAAGTACATTTAATTCATTCTTAAATGACTACCGTAATCAGGGTGGACTTCGCGGTGGAACCCCAGCCCAGTCGTATTACGTTCTCTGCAACGCAACAAATAACACAGCATCATCCATTCAAAACGGCATCGTCAATATCCAAGTTGGCGTTGCACTTGAATACCCTGCTGAGTTCGTAGTAATCAACCTCAGTCAAATGACCCTGGCGTAATCCCGAAGGAGATAATAGATGCCAACAATTAACAATAACCGATCCTCGCTTGCGACCGATCCGTTACGCAACTTTAGGTACCTAGTTACCTTCACACCTCTTACAAACTCTGGAGGAGTAATCGGTAACAAGGCTATGCAGAACCTTGCAAAGCCTCCTGTTACATTTGGGTTTACCTCCATCTCAGGAATGTCTATTACAACAGATAGCATTCCTTACCGTGAAGGTGGCTACAACACCACTGTCCACCAGATTCCTGGTCAGACAACCTTTGCTCCATTAACTTTCCAGCGTGGAGTGATTCTTGGAACAAGCACAAACTGGGACTGGATGAAGACACTCTTCGCTACAGTTCAGGGTGGCGGCTCTGCTCGCGCTGCGGGAGATAACTTCCGTTGCGATATCGAGATCAAGGTTCTTGCTCACCCAATTCCACAAGGTGCTAACACCTCAGATGGAACTGCTGCTTCGACTGCTTCATCTACCGACATTGTTGCAATGCGCTTCATGATCTACAACGCATGGCCAACATCTGTCTCCTACTCAGATCTCAACGCTGGTGATAACGCATTGCTCGTAGAGCAGATGTCAGTTGTTCACGAAGGCTTTGACATCTCATGGGGAGAAAAGATTGACGAAAGTGCTCTTGAGTTCACTGCCTCAGGCGGAAACTCAGCAGCAAGCAACTAATCTAACAAAGGAATATCATGGCGAACACAATTAGTGCTGTCTCTAATCCAGACTTGGCAAACAACCTCATCAAGGATGCTCTCAAAGAAACTCCTGCAGATATCAATCCGACAATCGTTGCTCCTTCGGATACTACTGTGGCACTTCCTGGCGGTTACATCACAACCGCTGGGGAGTTGCTACAGACCGCAGAGGTGCGAGAGTTAACTGGTCGAGATGAGGAAGCAATCTCTAAAGCAGCCAACGTTGGCAAGGCCCTTCTAGTCATCCTAGAAAGAGGAACCGTCAAAGTAGGAGACCTTAAGGCTGATGACAAGATCCTTGACCACATGCTTACAGGAGACCGTGAGGCTCTGCTTCTAGGAATCCTAAAGGCAACTTTTGGATCAACCACTGAGATGTCAATCTTCTGTGGTGGATGCAATGACTTTAAGAATGTAACAGTCGATATCAATGAAGATATCAAGACCAAGATTCTTACAGATCCTATTGCTGATCGAGTCTTTATCGTTAAAGGTAAGGCTGGAGATATTGAGGTTCAACTTCCTACTGGTATTGCTCAAAAAGAATTGATCAACAATGCGGAGAAGACTCCTGCAGAGATGACCACAATCCTTCTTGAGAAGACAGTCTTGAAGATCAATAACTCCCCTGTCTACAGCAAGGTCCAGGTGCAAAACCTGCCAGTTGTAGATCGTAAGAAGGTCATTGAAGAGATCAATCGACGTGTTCCTGGTCCACAGTTTGATGACGTGACTATGGAATGCCCAGATTGTGGAAGTGAGGTAACGATATCCATTAACTTGGGTACGTTGTTTCAGTTCTAACGTAGTTCCGTACATTCAGTTGTTTGTTGAATGGGCGGCTATATCGGAGATGTACAGCAGTTGGACATTGACTGAGATCAAGGAGATGTCCTCTAGAGAACGAAAGAATTGGCTAGAACTAGCCAAGGCAAGAGCGATAAGGAGTCCAGATGGCTAGTATGGTGACAAGCGTCAAGTCACTCAACGACGCCCTTAAAGACACGCTCAAAACCCTTAACCAGATCAACGACACGATCAAGCATATATCTGCCCCTGCGCAAACAGCGGCAGATAGCATGCGAAAGACCGTAACGAAGAACGGTCAAAAGAATCTTACCAAGGGCAGCAAAGTTAGCATGGGCACTGATGGTGCCAACTTTACTCCTACAGATGGTGGTACTACAGACACCAAGGTACCTGCATCACAGCCACAGTCTGCATTCCAATCACGCAAGTCTCAAGAGACTCTTCTTCCCTGGATGTCTCCTGCCATGGCAAAGTTCTCTATTGCTGGTGGTGTTGCTCAGGTGGCTGGAGGAGTTGCAGGCGCAGGATTTGGAGTTGCTCCTGATCTAGGTGCAACAGTTGCGCGTGCTTCTAACTACTACGCTACCTCTCAGTATTCAACTACTGGGTTAGGCTATAAGCAACTACAGCGATCTACAGTCAGTGCACTAGGTGGTAGTTTTGGTAGAGGCGTATCAGGCATCGGTGAAGATGCTGCAGCCGCTGCCATCCTCACTCAGCAATACAGTTACGCTCCAGGAAGTAGCCCATACCTACAGACCATGCGTGAAGTAGGTGGAGCATACCGTCAGTTTAATATGAGCAATGCTGCTGCTGCCACTGCTATCGGAGGCCTTCAAACAGGTGCTATGGGCGCCAACCTATACCAGTACGGTATCTCTCAGTTTGATAAGAACGGCAATCCATTATCTGAATCAGATATGGCTAAGCAACTCTTCAACCGTATCTTCCAAGGAAGAGGACAAGGAAACGTCAAAGGCGTTCAACAGTCTTTGCAGTACGGTCTTGCTGGTGCAGATCTAAATGCGCTAGGTTTCTCGGCTGATCAACAGCAGATCTTTAAAGCGCAGTTTTTAGCGTTAGCGCAAAACAAAAACGCAGATCTTTCAAAGATGTCTGGTACTGGTAACCCTAATGCAGCAGGGCAGCAGATCACTATGTCTCAGACTCAGTTGATGACTAACGCCCAAGACTCAATGATCAAAGGGTTCCAACACGCTGCAGATACCATTACTGCAGTTAACAAAATAGTTGCTGAATTTGGCCAGGCATTGTTTGAAGCAAAAGGTTATATGCAAGGCCTTGGACAGAGTGGATTAGGTGGAGCGCTAACCTCTCTCATCGGTGGATTCACCATGGGAGTTAAGAATATTGCTGAGGGTATGGTGGATCTTGCTGCTGCCGAAAGACTTGGTATGCCATTAGGCATGGCAGGAACAGGACTACTTGGCGCTGGTAAAGGTGCTCTATCTCTTGTTAAAGGTCTTGCTGGAAGAGTGCTTGCACCTGCTGCTGTTGGTCTTGGCGTTGGTGCTGCAGGTAAAAAACTTGGCAGTGCTGTTGGCGCCAGTAGCGGAGTAACTCGCGCAGCATCTGGTCTGGCTGCTGCGGGTGCTGGTGCTGCCACAGGCGCTGCAATTGGTAGTGCATTTGCCCCAGAAACTCTTGGGTTAAGTATTGTTGGTGGAGCACTCATTGGCGGTATTGCTGGACTATTTAGCGGAGGAAGTTCTTACGGAGGATTTGGCGCCTCATTTGGTGCCAAGGGTGGGGCGTACTCTCAAGCGCAAGCAACTCCAGGCGGATACTCATCTACTGCTGCAAACACCTCAACCATCCACCCATACTCTGGACAAAGTAGTAAGCAAACTTTAAGTTCTCCAATTCCTGGAACTGCTCCTACAACTATGTATGGTGCAAAAGATCCAGGCATGTGGAACGGCGCTAAGAACTACCACACAGGTGATGACTACGCCGTACCTGTTGGTACCTCTGTTAAGGCTGTTGCTGACGGAACTGTCTATGACGATTCTCCTGGTGCAGACTTTGGTGTTTCTGTACAGATTGACCACGGTAATGGGTATCAAACACTTTACGGACATCTACAGAGCAAGTCGGTAAAGATTGGTCAAAAGGTAGTCGTTGGTCAAGAGATTGGTAAGTCTGGACAATCAGGTAATGTAACTGGTCCTCACCTTCACTTTGAAGTCCGTAAAGGAAAGAACAACCCAGTAGATCCATCAACCTTCCTAACAGGTACTGGAGGAACTAAACAAACAGTCTCTGGAAAAACTGTTTCTGCTCCTGGCACTGTGCTTGGTACTGGGGATCAGAAGGCTTGGGCTACAGACTTCCTCAAGGGAATTGGCGCCCCTGCAACATCTGCCAACGTAAAAGCCATGACTACATGGATGGCGTATGAAGGTGGGCAGTGGAAAAACTCCGCTCACTACAACCCTCTTAACACCACCCTAGGAGCATCTGGTGCTGTGGATATGAACTCTGCAGGGGTCAAGTCATACACCTCGTACTCTCAAGGACTTCAATCAAACATCTCTACCTTGCAAGAAAATCAAAGAGGGTATGCGGCTATTCGTGCGGCCCTAATGAAGGGTAATGATACGGCAGGGGTTCTTGGGGCAGTCAATCACTCTGCATGGGGAACACACATCCCAGGCTATGGTGGAGGTAGTTCTGGATTTGGCGCGTCTATTACAACGCCACAACAAGGCGGTACCACTAACGTTCAAATCAGTGTCAACATTGCTCAAGCATCACAGGATGAAGCAATAAAGTTTGCAAAGAAAGTTCAAAGCATCATCGAAGAAAACAACAGCATCTCTATGATGGGAAGTAGATAATGGCCCAGTCATTACAAGACCTACTGAATAAAGCCAAGGCTGCAAACGCACAGATTGATGCTAACAACACGGCTTTAAAGACTGCTCAAGCAGCAGTAACTACTGACACAAAAAAGTTAAGTGATGCACAATCTGCATTAAACAAAGCCAATGATGCCTTAACTAAGGCAAGTCAAACTAAGTCTTTTGCGGAATTGAAACTCAAAGAGTATTGCCAGCCATATGTTGCTGGTGGGTTAAACAATCCCTTTGGAAACTTAGGAAATTACTACATCTATGATGCTGCAGTTTATACAAAGGCTCCTGCAGGTCACACATTAACTCAACCTGCAGACCTTCCTTCAACTTACCAGAACCAATACATAAGTTTAAAACTTGCTTATGAAAACACTAAAACTGCATACACTGCTGCACAAGCCGCTCAAGTTAAAGCCCTGTCTACAGTGAACACGTTATTGCATAATCAGAGTGTGGATCAGGATTTTGTAAAAAAAACTTTACTGGCAATTGCAGCAGGAAAATCTTTGCCAGTATTAGACAAGAGCCTGTATAACGGAAACAATGGCGGTACAAACTGGAACTCTGACCAAGGCGGAAACCCTCCTCCCCCAGTAAAGGGTGATCCAGCACCGTTTAAGTACAACGCACCAATGACAACCTCTTCGTATTTGAAGTTTGGTCCTCAGGTTCTCTCTGCTAAAAATGACCAACTAATTACAAACCCAGGATACTGGACAAATGCACAACAAGCGTGGAGGCCTGGAGCAGACGGCAGTTTTAGTGGTGCAAAAGGCGCTATTCAGATGAGCCAAGACTTGGCTTCTGATGTTAGCCTCAATACTAACGCCACAAAAAACAATAAGGTAAATGGCATTATCAATGACACTACTCCTTATGGGTTTAAGTTCTTGTATAACCCTACCTCTGTAGGTATGTCGTGGGGAATTGTTGAGTCGTTTTCTCCACAGTTTGAACAAAGTGGTCAAGATATTGCTACGGCTGTAGGTAATGGGCTTTTAGCAAGCACCGTAACTTTTTCTCTACTTCTTAATCGTATTGAAGATATGCAATACATTAAAAATAGTAATGGAGATCTAGTAACAATACACGGTCTTAGCGCTATGAACTTTGGCCCATACCCATCTCAAGTTGCCCCAGAAGAACGCGCCCTCATCTATGAGCGCGGAACTATGTATGACTTAGAGTATTTGTTCAGAGCAACTGGAGGATACAACTCTCAATACAAGTCTACTATTGGTGGAATTACTACTGCAGATAAAGGCTGGTTGATGCCTATGCCTGTAGAACTACACCTTGGAGCAAACCTTCGATACCTAGTTCGTGTTTCTTCTCTAGAGGTTAATCATGCGATCTTTAATGAGCGTATGGTTCCAATCTTTACCACAGTCAATTTAACCTGTACCAGGTACTACGACAACTTAAGTATCACCGCAGCCAATATAGCAGGAGCAACCTCATGATCTACTCAGACAGCAGATACACTAACCCTGTTCAAAATGTAGATGGTTCAATTCCTAAGGCATGGGATGAACTTCGACAGGAATACCACATCATGATCTTGCGCACCTGGCCTACCTTTGTAAGTAAGTTTTACACTTATGAATGGAAGGACGGCGATCGTTTAGATAACCTTGCTAATAAGTTCTTAGGCAACTCACAATTCTGGTGGAAGATCATGGACTTAAACCCAGAGATCATCAACCCTACACAGATCACTCCAGGTACATTGCTGAGGTTGCCAAGTGCTTGATCCAGAACGCCAGAGTAAGTTTGCTAATGGGTACAAGGTAAACTTTCCTGACTACCCTAGTTTTAATACCCAACCTAAAAAACTAACTCTTATTCAGGGTATAAACAGCCACGATGTAATGATCTTGAAATTTCAATACTTCAACTCTTTAATTGCTTCGTCATTTAAAACAGGAACACCTGTAGAAATTTCTTGGAATAATGACAAGGTAACAAAGAAGTTTATAGGGTATGTGTCACACATTCAATATCCCACTACTCAGGTACTAGATAGGTATGTTGAGATAATTTGTGTGGGAGGTTCTTATCCTTTAAAAGAAGAGACCTCAAAAATTTGGGTAAATACAACAGCCTCTCAAGTAGCGACAGAGATTGCAAAGACAATGAGGCTAAAGCCGTTTGTAACTTCTAGCAACGTAAAGTTTAGTCAGATATCTATGGCTGGCCATACCTACTGGGAGAAGTTAGTTGAACTTGCAAATCGAATTGGGTATGGAGTACAGGTGCTTGGAGCAGAACTTCACTTCCATCCTATTGACAAGATGATTGATCAGTTCATGACAACGATCCCTGTATTAGCGTTTGTTGATCCATACACAAACTCTAATGCTGCATTCCGAGTTCAAACGTTAGACTTCTTTGAGTCAAAGTTGGGTGATTTTGTAGAGAAGAAAGCCAACAACAGAACAAACAAGATTGTTGCTGGAGTGGACCCAGTAACTGGACAAGTTTACAAGTCAAACTCTTCCCCTCACTTGGTGGGTTCCAAACTTCGCCAGACTGTAAAGGCTCCTCTATTCAACAAAGTTGAGGCAGGAGTAGTTGCTAACAGTGACTCTATTGCAAAGGCTTTGGCTGAAGGAAAGGCGCATCTATCTCGCCTGTCTATCCCTGGAAAAGGGGCTGCTCAAGGAGACCCTCGCATATCTCCTTGGGGAACTATTGAACTACGACATACAGGAACTCACTCCGATGGCTTCTGGATTGTGACCTCTACAAAACATGAGATGCATATAGATGGCAGATACATGGTGGAATTTTCATGCGCTACCGACGGTGTTGGATCAAACCAGCCCAGCGTAACTAGACCTGGAAGCGCTGGAACAGTGCCCGCTGTAAATCTTGGGAGCGGTACAACAGGGACTAACGCAAATCACTCCTATACACTAAGTGGAGCAACCACAATCATAGACCAAACAAACACAGGGTTTAATGTAACTCCAAGAAGATGGGTAGGTATCTGATGGCTAACGAGATGGCTGTTACCTTACCTTTTACAGTGGACTACTCTGGTAAAATCTCTTTTACTCAAGATCAGAAAGTAATTTGGGCTGACAGAGTTAAGTCGGTAATTGGTACCGCAGTTCGTGAGCGCGTGATGCGGCCTACTTTTGGAACGTTAATTCCGTATGCCTTGTTTGACTCACAAGACGACGCCATTGGGGAAATACAAGTAGAGATACAAAAGGCATTTAATAGGCAGTTACCTAACCTAACGCTGCAAGAAGCAACCGTATCTGTGGACTCGTACACAAACACGTTCACTGCAAACGTGGTTTACTCACTACCTAACAACGTTCAAGTGTCAACAAACCTTGGAGTAATTTCATTAGCAGGATCTAACCCACCATATGAGGAGATATTGTGACAACACAAGTTTCTACTATCCCAGTTTCCGTAGACTATACCTCTAGGGATTATTACTCTCTAAGAGAGCAATTGATTGCCAGAGTACAGGCACGCATCCCTTACTGGACGGCTACTGACCCTTCTGATTTTGGGTTGGCGTTTGTTGAGGCTATGGCTTACATGGGAGATCTGATCTCCTACTACATTGATAGAAATGCTAATGAGAACTCTATTTACACCGCAACCCAGCGCAATAGCGTTTTAAATATTGCTCAAACTTTTGGGTATAACCCAGCGGGGTATCGTCAGGCCTATGTGACTTTGACATTCTTTAACTCTGGAACTACAGACCAAACCATACCAGCAGGAACAGTTGTATCAGGGCAAGTCACAACTGGAGATGTTGTACAAACTTTGTACTTTACAACTAACTCTGATGTAGTGGTTGCTAGTGAAACATCAAATACTGTACTAGCAACAGAAGGACAGTTAGTCACAGTGGTATCTCCTACGGCTTTGCCAACCTATGGTGAGTTAGTTGGAGTATCAGATGGATCACCTAACCAATCATACGCTGTCCTGCACTCTCCAGTAGTTGATGGCTCTCTTCAGGTATACATTCAAGATGGTGACATCTATTCTCAATGGAACCAAGTTACTCATATTACAGATTATGGTCCTTCTGATTTAGTTTACACAACATCGTTTGATCAAAACAACAACGTCTACATCAGTTTTGGTGATGGTGTAGCAGGTGCAATTCCAGTTCCTTACTCACAGATTCGTGCCAACTACATTGTAGGTGGAGGAACTGCTGGAAACATTGGTACTGGTATTGCTACCAACATCACTTATGTTCCTGGGTTAACAGATTCTCAAGTTACTGCTCTTAAAGGAACTATCACTGTTACAAATCAAACCTCTGCTATTGCTGGATCAGATCCAGAAAGCACAGATCAAATTCGTATTTCTGCACCAGCATCTTTGCGTGCGGCTAATAGGGCTGTGACGTTAAAGGACTACAGCAACCTTGCGTTGACAGTTAATAACGTTGGCAAAGCAAACGCAAATGCTGAAGTGTGGACATCAGTAACTCTGTATATTTCTCCTACACGAAATGTAGGAACTACCGATCTTCAGCCTGGTCTAAACCCAGACTATTCAGTCTCTTCGGAGTACACCACTTTGGCAAATAACGTATCTACCTTTATGGCAGATAAATTACTAATAGGTAGTTCTCTCAGCATCCAGCCGCCTACGTATGTAGACGCAGTTGTTTCAATACTCTTTGCACTTGATCCAAAGTACAAGCAGTCAGATGTAACTAACTTAATCTTATCTACTTTAAACGTTGTGTATGGGTACAACGGAGTCTCATTCCAACAAACTATTTACCCTCAAGACATTGAGGCAGTAGTCAATTCTCTTAACGGTGTTAAGACAGCACGAGTAAACTTCTTGTATCGTGCATTGGTGCCTGTGACTGCAGCCGCTGCATCTGGAACCGCCATCACCTACACAACCAGCAACCCGCATGGCCTAAGCGTGGGTTCTACTGTCACTGTCACAGGGTTTACCCCTAGTGGCTACAACGTTACGGTTGCACCTGTAACGGTGGTTGATGACTCTACGCACTTCACTGTGGCAAGTACTCAAACTTCAGGAACTGCAACAGGTACTGGAGCGTTTACTGCCTACTCAACGTTGGTAGGAGCAGCAAACGAAATCTTCCGATTCCAAGTAAGTAACATCAATATTGGAACGATGTAGTGGATGATATCAAAAGACATTACGGAATCTACAGGGGCGTTGTTCAAGACAATAACGACCCTCAGCATCAGCGTAGACTCCGTATGTCAATCCCACAAACTACAGGGTCAGAGGTAACTGACTGGGCTTGGCCCATTGATCCTTCCAGTACTTCACCTGACGTGCCTGTTATTGGGCAGGGTGTGTGGGTTGCTTTTATTGGTGGAGATCCTGAGTATCCTATTTGGCTTGGTAGTTTTGGAACAAACCAAGGCAAAAATAAAAAATTGTATTTAAAAGCGTTATCAAATGCTACAAGCCTTAACAATATTAACCATGAAATTACTCTTGTAACAAAAAATGACGGAACTCAAGAGGTAGATGTAACAGCAACACTCATTGCTCTTGCACAAAAAGAGTATTCGTTACAAACAACTTTGTACTCTTTACAAAATACTGTTCAGGGAATTATTGCTGGACATGGAATTCAAGGTGTACAGGGAAGTTCTGGCTCTCAAGGTTCGTCAGGAACACAAGGATTACAAGGATCTGTAGGATCTGGAACTCAAGGGGTTCAAGGTACACAGGGAACTATAGGTACTCAAGGTGCAATGGGATCTGGAACGCAGGGATCTCAAGGACTTCAAGGTTTACAGGGTGCTCTTGGAACTCAAGGACCTTATGGATTGCAAGGCTATCAGGGATCGCAGGGAGTTCAAGGCACTCAAGGTTTTTATGGAACACAAGGTTCTTTGGGAACACAGGGTAGTCAAGGTTTACAAGGTGCTGTAGGCGCAACAGGTATTCAGGGAAGTCAAGGAACTCAGGGGATACAGGGGTCTCAAGGAACAGTAGGTTCTCAAGGTCAGCAAGGAACTCAGGGAGTTCAAGGATTAGTTGGATCGGGAACTCAAGGTATACAAGGTGCTCAAGGAGTTTCTATCCAGGGCACTCAAGGAGTACAGGGTGTACAAGGACTGCAAGGTTCTATAGGTGTGGGAACTCAGGGTGTACAGGGGTCAAGTGGAACATCCTCTGTCGATGTTGGAGATCTTTTTTCAGGGTTATTCTTAATAATGGGAGGATAATATCCTTAAGGTTTATGCAGTAAACAAAAGACAAAGACGAGAAAATACAAGTCTAAAGGCAGAAAGGCAGACTCATGACTGCGTACTATCCAAGTAACGTCAAGAACGACTTTAGCACAAAACTAAACTTCATCACCACTGTTCAGGCTGCAGACGTTAACGACCTTCAGAGTGAAGTCAGCGCGGTTGAGTCTAACCTTGGTACCAATATCGCTACGGGTTCTGGTTGGGTTGGAGTATTTGATAAGGTCACTACTAACTGGTCTACCCTTAAGGCTCGTCTTGCCAACATTGAATACGGAATTAACGAAGCCCTTCTGACAGGTAATCCAGCAGGAGGAACTATTGGACAAGTCCTTACCAAATCTTCAGGAACAGATTACGATTACGCTTGGTCTACTATCAACGCTTTGCCTAGCCAATCAGGTCAGGCTGGCAATTACTTAACAACAGATGGAACATCTGCTTCATGGGCAACCCCAGAAGCAAGCATCAATCCACTTTTACTTATTGGAGCATAAGGACTGACCTGTGGCTAACTATGGCGTAGCAATATATGGAGAAAGTATTTATGGTCAAACAAACCAAATACCTAACTCCGTATCACCCATGTCTCTTACGGTTGTTTACCCCACTGTAGTTGTAGTTAACTGGCAATACCCATCTGGAACATACTCAGGTATTCGTCTATTACGAAATCAAAATAGTTTGCCTGAAAATTCAGAAGATGGCGTCATTGTTTGGGAACAATACTCTTCAAATGTAAGCAAGATTAGTTTTACTGATGGCGGTGGCATTGAAGATACTGCGGGCATTCCTATTGTTTCTGGAAAGCCTATCTACTACGCAATGTTTCTTTTTACATCGGACAAAGTTTGGGTGCCTGCTGGTGCGGTCACTGACATTGTTCCATCAGCGCACGGAACTACCGACTCCATCATTCAATCTTTGCCACGGGTGTACACCAGCGTAGAACAAAGTCCTCTAGGAGAACCAAGCCCTACATCTGACCTGTACTACTTTGTAGATGGTATTGGGTTTACGCTAGATGAATCTCTTACTTTTTTAGATTTGCTATTGCCAGATCACACACGAGTTAATACTCCTCTATCACTTCTTCCGTTAGAGACACAGAACTATGGGCTAACACCAGAGCCTGGAATGGCAATCAAAAGTCAGAAGCAGTTAGTTCGTGAAGCACTGTACATGTACACGCACAAGGGAACTTTAAATGGATTCTCAACATACGTTGAGTCCCTTACTAATTACGCACCTACGATCACGGTGTCTTCTAACCTGCTCTTAAGCCCACAGGACTCTACGTTTTATAAGAGCACTGGTAAATGGGTAGCAACCAACGCAACTATCTCAGACAGTCTTGATGAAGCCCCTGTACCTCAACTTACTTCAAATTACATTGACCTTAACTACTCCTGCAAGATTGTTGCTTCTGCTGCTGGATCTATGGCTGTAGGAAAAGACATCCCTGTATTACGAGGCATCCCAGTCACACCAGGTACGCAATACACAATGTCATCTCAGATGATTTCTCCAGCAAGTGCTGGAACACTTAAGCAAGAGGTGCGGTTCTTTGATAAAAACGGTACTCAAATTGGTTCTGCGCTCTCACCTACATCAGGCACATCAGCCACAAATACTTGGAAACAACTTACTTACACAGTAACTGCTCCCAAGTACTACTCTGCAGCAGTCGCTAGTGCAGTAGGCGCTTCTGGAACTATCACTTACACCACAGCATCAGCACACCCATTCACCTCTGGACAGGTAGTTACTATCTCTGGCTTTACAACCGCTGGCTTTAACTTGACGAGTGCAACTATCACAGGAATAACGGCTACAACCTTTACGGTATCCAACTCTTTCACAGGCACATCGTTATCTACTGAATCAGGTTTTGCAGTTCCATCTACCAACAACGTGGATGCTGCCTATGCAAGCGTTGGAATCATTTGGTCAGCAGCGGGAACGTATTACGTTGACTGTGTGTCGTTTCAACTTGGAACAACTGCCTCATACGATGAGGCTCGCGCTGTAGACATACTTCTTAATCCAAACAAATCAAACTTGATTTATAACCCATCATTTGAAGCAAATGCCACAGATAGTTGGACTCTTTCAGGATCTGCTTCAGTGTCTACCGTATCTGACGTGCCTTCACAGGTGTACTCAGGAAGTAAAAGTGCAAAGATTGTGGCTAGTGGTCCATGGACATTTACATCTAACCGCTCAACTATTCTTCCTGGAAAGTACTACACAGGTTCTGCGTATGTGAAGTCTTCCTCTGACATATTGCTAACTTTTATTGGTAGAGATTCCGATGGAAACATCATTGACAACGACCCATACACACAGGCAACATACGCTGACTGGACCCGTATCTATGGTACAGATCTAACAGATGCCACTGCTACTACAGATACATACGAAATAGTGTTCTCTGGTGGTGCTGGAACTTTCTATATTGACTGCGTTCAATTTGAAAACACATTTAGGTTTAACCCCACAGTTACTCCTCACTTTGCTCCTACAGATTACATAGATGGGTCTTTGCCGTCATCATCAGGCTGTGTTTGGTCAGGGGTAGCCAATAACTCACCGTCCTATTTGTACGTAAATAAAGACCTTAAACTACTGGCGTTAGCCAAAACGATTACTGACTGGCTTCCAGAGAATACCTTTTGGCGTATTCGAACCTACGACACAGTGGAGTACAACAACCTGACCGTGTAGTATGCGGCCATGGCTAACCTACTCATATCTGTAATCCTCATAGGAATGGCTGTCACCTATGCCATCGAATTCCTTGACCTCGTTACCTACATCCTCGTAGATAAATCGCTCCTTAACAAACTGCTACCTATGCCGTTAAGTCTTGGAGCCTTTTATCTTCTCGGATATTGGGATCTAAAATTAATAGTGACTGTACCTTCTGCAGCATTCTTATCACTAATGATCAATCGCTACTTAAACAAGCCTGTAGTACTTGAGGCTCGTCGACAGTTGCCACGCCTATGAAGAGAATCTCTGTAGTTTCTTTTCAGGATATTGACATCTCTGCTGGCTTAGAAGAACTAGTACTTATGTACGAGGATGCTTTCCTGCTCTTTCCGATCACTAAGAACAGAGTTTTTGTTGAGAGTGTGTGGAACGTCATCAAGCGCCATAACGTCGAGTTCCATGCATACTTCTCAGAATCCAGCGAGTTCTCAGATGCCATCTTGAGTGGCTCCAAGAACTTCACGAAGGTCAACAGCCCCATCAAGGAAGTCATCAAGATGATCAACACCCCTGATGACGTACTAGCCATCGCATGGGATGACAGTCCCGAAGCCCATACCGCCCTGCACTCTGTAGAGGATTACGGCATCGAGACTTGGAACATCATCGATGGCCTGGATGTCATCGAGGTCGACTCTGCCCCAGAGGAGATGGACGAGGATGAGATCCTCGATGCCATCGAAGATACCTTCATGGGTCTAGTCGAACTGTTGGCTGGCTACATCACCTCCAAGGTTGTCACCCTTTTGACTGAGGAAGTCAATGCCCACCTCGACCACCTGGAGGATCGCAATGACGTCGATCCCTTTGAGGAGTAGTCTGCGCCCGTGAAAATCCCTGAGGGCGCTTATTCAGCCGACATAACCGATTACCAGTTCCGACTCCTGGCCTATATGTGCCTGAATTCGGGCTCTGACGGCCGTCTACAGGCCTCTGTAGCCGAGTTGGGTAGTGAGACTGGCAAATCCAGTGACCGAACTGTCAGAGATGCCCTCAAAGCCTTGGAAGCCAAGGGATTTTTTACTGTGGTCAACACCAAGCGAGCCAATGGCTACAAGGGCAAGAACATCTACCAACTGACGGTGGATTACCCATCTGAACTGACGCCAGATTACCCATCTGGAAATTCTGAACTGACGGTAGATTACCCATCCTCACCTGATAAGGTGATCATTAGTTCAGATAGTAATATTACAGATATACAACTAGTACCTAGTAGCAATACTACAAATAGTAATAAATTAAAATATTCTGAATCAGAGATTCGAAGGGAAATCCTTATCCCAATGAAAGGCTACGACGATGGCGAAGATCTTGCAGGCTTTGGGCTTGTTGAGGACAGGGATGCGCCACAGCCTAAGGTCCGAAAGAACGATCCCAGAACCCGTGGAAAAAGACCAGAGCATGAGTGGACTGCCATGGACGTCGCTGCTGAGTTCTCTTACAGAGTTGGCAGGAAGTTCCCGCTACTACCAGGAACAGTCAACGTCAAACAACTCTCAGGAGCCCTTGCCAAATTCAGGTCCCAATACCAAACCACCCCACTCATTGAGTTAGAACTTCTTCGCCTCTTCATGGCGGATGAACGCAACTTCACAGATGTCGGGGATGAAGCGCCGCATCTCTACAAGCGCTACCTTGCTTCCTTCCGCACCAAGATGAACCAAGCACGACAGAACCTAGGCCTATCTAGAATCGCCAGCAAAGAGTTTGACGAAACGCCAAAGAGATCTGCTAGTGTCCTCACTGCCAGCGATGGTCGCGTATTCCAGAACACGATGTCAGGTCGTGCACAGATGCAGCGACATGAAGAGCGGCTAAAAGGAGCGAGCAAGTGAGAGAAGTATTTGGCTACATACTGGTAGTTCTAATCACATTAGCAACAACACACCTAATAACACGAGGAGCAACATGGCTAAGAAAGTAACTAAGAAGTTCACTGCAGATCTCACACTCAACGCAGAACAAGGTGGAGGATGGATGGCGGTTGTATCCCTCACTGCCGAAGATGGAACCTCTGAACTCACACAGTTGACTGCATGGAAGAACGCATCAGCAGGCAAGCGCTGGATTAAGTCAAAGGTATTGGAACTAACCCCACGCAAGAGCGTGAAGATGGTTGCTGGAGAGCAAGTAGATGCTGCAGGCAAGGTCACTTCATTTGCTGGCGAACTAACCTTCAAGGCATAGATGTACGACATCAGTGAACTATCTTCGCTAAAGCGACACTGGTTACTGCGCACATCCAATATCCCTACACGATTCTTAGGACTAGAACCCTCAGACATTGTTAAGAAGGCTGGATACTTTCCAGATGAGATACGTGACTGGATTGACACTGTCCTAGAAGGTCAGGTCATTAAGAACATTGGAAGCATTGGAACCACTGGCGTTGGTCTGCTCTTCGATGGTGGGCCAGGTATTGGTAAGACGACTCATGCAGTTGTTGCTGCCATGGAGATCATCCGCAGGTTGCCTGATGATGACGCTGCCCTTTGCCATGCCTTTGGTATCAAGACCTCAGACTTTGGTATGAGTTTTCGCCCTATCCATTACCTTACCTACCCAGAGTTCTTATCGTTAAAGAAGTCAACCTTTGATAGCGAGACAGACCACAGCGTTACCGACCGCATCGATGGGCTACATGGCAGGTCACGGTTTGACTGGCTCAATGTCCGCCTCTTGATCATTGATGATCTGGGCAAGGAGTACGGATCAAAGTACGACGATGCCTCCTTTGATGAAATTCTTCGCCTAAGATACGACAGGGCTTTACCAACAATCGTGACGACAAATGTTAAACTTGAGAACTGGGAAGCAAACTACTCAGAGGCTATGGCAAGTTTTGCCCAAGAAGCCTTTGTACAGGTCCCTATTGTTGGCTCAGACCTACGAGGCATGGCATGAAGGAGATGAGTATGGACACCAGTTGGCGCACCATACAGTTGTTTATCTCTGATCAGGGCGCTGGTGTCTTTGAGGTTGAGATTGATACTGAGAGTAAAGACACTCGCTGCACATGCCCAGTCTGGAAGAAGAAGGGCTCATGCAAACACACTCAGTACGTCAACATCCGCAGTCGAATTAACAAGGGTCACTACGCAATCAGTGTTCCTAAAGGTGTCAGCGAAGAAGAGGTTGCTGAGGCTATCGATGACCCTGTCCGTTTTAGAGAACTGATTTTAAAGTACTCTACTATTGAGGTCATATGAAGAATGGTGACATCTCGAACGAAACGCCTCCTCGTATTATTGTCCTTATTGACGTTGTGGTTATCAGCGAAATGGTGGACACAAAGAAACTACTTAGGACATCGACCGAGAAGAAGATAACTAGACTCAACGCCTTAGCGTTAAAGCGCCTGTGGGATTTAGGAAATAAGTACGGACTGTCATTAGAGTTAGCAGCATATGCAACAGATGACTGGACTGAGAAACACTTAGAAGATTTTATGGAGAGGCTAGACCGAAGAGGTGCCAACCCATTTAACTACGCAGAACTGTATGACGACATCGATAACTTTATTGATGACCTGCCCTACAGAGCAAACTTTAAAGGGGTAGTAGATTTACCTGGTAGAGTCGCTCGGTACGGGTCTTGGGGAGTAGAACTAGAAAACTTGTAGGAGGGGCACAATGGCAGCAGATAATGAGCATCGCTTAGTAAGCAAAGTGATTCGGGATAGAGATTTGCTCCCAGCCCTTCAACGTGATGTAAAGGCGAATTGGTTTCTTGATGATGACAACCGCCGTGTGTGGGAGTTCGTCATTACTCACTACAACGAGTACAACGAAGTGCCAACAGCAGTCGTCGTTAAAGACCACTATCCAAATTACAAGGTGCTCGACGTAGAAGACACCATTGATTACTTACTTGACACGATGGTCACATTCCGTCGCAACCTGCTCACTCGTCAAGGATTAGAGTCTGCGATTGAGCACCTGCAAGATTCCAATCACGAAGCAGCCCTCATCGCTATGGAGGGAACGCTCACCCGTGTTAACGAGCAGGGTGTCCTTGGCACTCACGAGATGGACTTGTCCAAGAATGTCGATGAACGCTACAAAGAGTATCTGTCACTGCAGAACCAAGAGTTCTTAGGAATACCTACAGGCTTTGAGAAGATTGATGAAGCAACTGCTGGCTTACAAGGCGGACAGTTGATCACGATCATCGCTCCACCAAAGACTGGTAAGTCTCAGATCGCTTTGAAGATCGCTATCAACATCCACGAGCAGGGCAAAGTCCCTATGTTCCAGTCTTTTGAAATGAACAACAAAGAGCAGCAGCAGCGTCACGACTCTATCCGCGCAAACATCTCTCACACTCGATTGCGCCGAGGAAAGTTAACACCAACAGAAGATGCTCGCTACATCGCTTCTCTTAATAGAATCGAGACAATGCAATCATTTCACTTGGTGGATGCAGTCAATGGATTGACCGTCTCATCATTAGCCGCAAAGATCCAACAGACAAAGCCAGACGTTGTCTTTGTAGATGGTGTGTACCTGATGCTCGATGAAATCTCAGGAGAGATGAATACTCCCCAAGCAATCACCAACATCACTCGTGGGTTGAAGAGGCTCGCACAGAAAATCAACAAGCCAGTGATCATTACTACTCAGACACTCCTATGGAAGATGCGTGGTGGCAAGGTCACTGCAGACTCCATCGGTTACTCATCATCCTTCTTCCAAGACTCAGACGTCATCTTGGGACTTGAGCCAGTAGAAGAGACAGATGAAGTACGTAAACTGCGCATCGTATCTAGCCGTAACTGTCCACCAACAGAGACTCCTATCACATGGAACTGGGAGACTGGTTGCTTTCATGACGAGGAAGAGATGACTAAGTGCCAGTTCTGTATGAAATACATGACTAGCCGCTGATGGATATAGAGAAGGTTCTTTTAAACCTAGACATCACAATGGTTGCCCAGCGAGGCGCCGAGATCAATGGCCTATGCCCTAAACACAAAGAGCGCACAGGCAAAGAAGATCACAACCCATCATGGTGGATTAACTCCAACACAGGTGCTCACATCTGTTTCTCCTGTGGATACAAGGGAAACATCAACTCCTTGGTTATGGATGTCAAGGGCTGTGACTACTTTGAGATGCAGGACTTCCTCAAGGAGAAGTCAGAATTACCTCTAGATGTCCTCATGAAACGGTTAAAAGATTTGCCTCAGTACATTGCCCCAGAAGAACCCATCGGTATGTCAGAAGCCCGCCTAGCGGTCTTTACTGATGTTCCAGATAAAGAACTCAAGAAGCGATTCCTAACCAGAGAAGCCGCAGATGCTCATGGAGTTGTCTGGGATTCAAAGAACAACGCATGGATTCTACCTATCAGAGAGCCGAATGACTTCACTCTCTGGGGATGGCAGGAGAAGGGTGCAGCAGGAAGATTTTTTAGGAACTATCCATCAGGCGTAAAGAAATCAAAGACAGTCTTTGGTGTGCATATCCTCTCTGACTCTGCACCTCTATGGGTTGTCGAGTCTCCACTAGATGCAGTGCGCTTGACTGGCCTTGGGTACAACGCCATCGCCACATACGGAGCCATCATCAGCGAAGAGCAGGGCAAGTTAATGCGCAGAGCAACTCAGTTGATCTCTGCCTTTGACAATGACCAAGCAGGAAAGAAGGCATCAGAACAGATGCTGGGATTCTCTCGCAAGTATGGGTTTGATCTTAGGTACTTTAACTACGCTGGCATTGATGTTAAAGATGTCGGAGACATGACAGAGAAGCAGATCGAGCGTGGACTAGAGACTGCCAAACATATGATCTATGGCAAGGAAGCATACGCATGACACTAGATGCACGCGGAGTTCCTACACATGCATGCCCTAACTGTGGGCATCTTGTACTAAAGATCAGAGCAATGTTTGAGGACTACGACATAGCAATGTGGTTTCTTGATGCAGAGTGTGATGACTGCGGCACCCTACTGACTGCCCCCACCCCCGTAGATAACCCTGAGAAACATGTCTTTTAAAAAATCTTTGAAACCATATCAAGTCGAGGCAGTAGCCAAGATGGTTGATCGCAAGAAGATGTTAGTAGCCTATGAGATGGGTCTTGGAAAGACCGCCATGTCTATCGCTGCTTTAGAAGGTATGCGTGACACACAGGACTTAGATGGACCGATACTTGTCATCTGTTTATCAAGTTTGAAATACCAATGGCAGAAAGAAATCGTCAAGTTCTCTGACTCAACATCCACAGTCGTAGATGGCAGCAAAACAAAGCGCACTACACAATGGGCAGAGTCTACGGACTACATCATCTGTAACTATGAAGCGGTAGTCAACGACTGGGAGATCATTAAGGATATTCAGTGGGGTGCAGTCGTGTGCGATGAAGCCACCGCTATAAAAGGCTTCCGTTCCCAAAGGGCCAAGAAGGTCAAACAACTCTCAAAGGATGTAAAGGTTAGGTTTGCGCTGACTGGTACACCTATTGAGAACGGACGCCCAGAAGAACTGTACTCGATTATGCAGTTTGTTGATCCTAATCTCCTTGGAAGATTTGATTTATTTGATCAGACGTTTATCGTGCGCAATCACTTCGGTGGTGTACAACGCTATAGAAACCTGCCTTTGTTTCACGAAAAAGTAAAACAGGCTTCAGTAAGAAAGACACAGACAGACGAAGACGTTGCACCATATCTACCAGATACTATTTACAGAGACCCGATCGTCGTTTCATTTGATGCTGACAATAAAAAACTCTACAAGTATATTGCCGAAGAACTTTGCAACGAATTGATAGAGGCACAGCAACTACTGGGTTCTGGGTTCTCATTGACGGCGCACTACGGTCATGAGAGCAAGCAGAGTGGACCAGCAGATGCAATGCGTGGGTCTATCATGAGCAAGATTACCGCGCTAAGAATGCTTTGCGATCATCCTGAGTTACTCTTTGATAGCGCCCAAAAGTTTGAAGAACAAAATGGTGAAGGAAGCGCATACGCATACAGTCTTAAAGATCGAGATCTTTTACTCTCTAGAAAATCGCATAAGTTAAATGCACTTAAGACCTATGTAGAAGATCACCTAGACACTGACCCAGATGCCAAGGTAGTTATCTTTACTTCATATGTGGGAATGCTCAAGAAGATCCAGGATCTAGTAGGAGGAACTCTCTATACAGGGTCTATGGATGCCAAAGAGAAAGAGGCTAGTAAGGAGAAGTTCCTTACTGATCCCGCGTGTCGCGTGTTTATTTCCTCAGATGCTGGTGGCTATGGTGTAGATTTGCCGAACGCTAACCTGCTGATTAATTATGATCTTCCTTGGAGTGCTGGACTATCCGTTCAGAGAAATGGCAGAATCAAGAGAGCCTCTAGCAGATGGCCTACTGTGATCATTCAAGACATGATCATGGAAAACTCCATAGAAGAACGTCAGCACGATATGCTTCAGCAAAAGAATGCCGTAGCAGAGGCCGTGTTAGATGGGTCAGGCATTAACTCCAAAGGCGGAGTTGACATGACGGTAGGAAGTTTGATAAATTTCCTTACCAACAAAAAATCATAGGGAATAAGGGGAGCACCATGGCGAGAGTACAGCCAACACAACCAAGAACTGCATCAGAAGATGACCTGCTTAGTCAGGCAAAGGAATATGCTTTCTCTAAGAAGCAGATTGAGTACTTTGAAGCAAAAGTAAAGACTCTGCGAGACAAGTTGTTTACACAGATTGAAGAACTAGGTGAAGTAGATACTGAGGGCCACATCATTCTGGATCTTCCAGAAGAGATTGATGGCATTAAAGGGTTTAAGAAGCAACGCCGCGTACAGCGTAAAGTCAACGAAGCAAAGTGTGAAGAGATTATTCAGGCTAAGAACTTAGGTGACGAGTTGTACAAGACTATCCGCGTTATTGACGAGGATAAGTTGATGGCTGCGTTGTACAGTGATCAACTCACAGAAGAAGAAGTTGAAGAGATGTACCCACAACAAATAACATGGGCACTCACAATGGATAAGGGATAAGATAACGGTATGCGCAACGACGAGGAGATCGATGCAATCTTTTCTGATCTTGAGTATCTTCCTGGTTCAAAGCGCAAGCGTCGTGATTTAGATCCAAAGGTTTCTCGCCGTAAAAGCGGTGAGACTAATGGTTGGGATGCAAACCCAATCATTAAAACACTCGGTGGTAAAGAGACAGAAGTATTCACTATCGGTGCGTTAGCGCAAGCGTTAGAGAAAACAATTGTTACCATCAGGATGTGGGAGCGCAAAGGGTATATCCCACGTGCCCCGTATCGACTACGGTCTAAGACCTTAAACGGTCAAAAGACTGGAGGAAATCGGGTTTATACTCGCGCCCTCATCGAGTCCGCTATTGAGGAATTCTCAAAGCGTGGCTTACTTGGTTCTGCTCGTGTTGAGTGGAATCAGTTCGATGACCTAACAGAGGCTTTAATACAGCGCTGGAAGGAAATCATATCAACCGAGAGCCAGACTTAGGCAACGTCTATGTACAACCGCCTCTGCCGTGCCTCACTACAGAAAGAAAACTAATGCCTATCACACAACCAACCGTTGCTGCTGATGCGTATAGCGATGCTCTTGATCCAGATCAAGAAGACGCTACACCAAAAGTAGGAACCACAGTCCAGTCTGGTATGAGCGCTCTTGAAGCACTCTTAAAGCCAGAGTCATCTAACGAGTATCCAACGGACTTTAAGTTCACCCCAGAGGCGCAACTTATTAAGTTCCTTAGCGATGAGCCATTTGCAGTTTACGAGCAGCATTGGATTGAGCGCCCAAAGGGTCGCAAGTCTTTTGTTTGCACAGCAAACTCTGAAGGTGGCTGCCCCCTCTGCGACATTCTAGGAGATAAGCCACGCGGCAAGTTCGCATGGAACGTCCTAGTTCTTAGCGGAGATTCACAAACAGTTCAGGTGTTTACAGCACCTCCTGTTCTTGCCCGTCAAATTGTTGCTGCTCACAAAGATGAGCGCAAAGGACCTCTTTCAAAAGAGTTCTGGGAAGTTTCTCGCATGGGTATGGGACCAACGACACAGTACAGCCTTAACTATGTCCGTGGTCGCGACCTTGCTGAGGAGTGGAAGTTAGACCTTGATCAGGTCAACGCTCTTGTAGCAAATGCTGTGCCATACACAGCCGCTCAAGTAGTTCGCGAATCCCCTCGCTCCGAACTTCTTGAAGTCGCTCGCTCCGTAGAGTAACTTCCAATCATAGAAGAGAGCCAGCCCCTATCACTGGCTCTCTTCTTCTACTTTAAGAGGGATAAATGAATATCATTACAACAAAAGAACAACTAGAAGATCTTGTTGAGTATTACTTAACTCAACCCAGTTTTGCCTTTGATGTGGAAACAGTTGGAGAAAACCGTATCCAACCTGTTGTCAACGATGTACTGTGGATTTCACTAGCAACAGAAGGCCGTGTTGATGTTATTCCTATGGGTCACCCTAATGGTGAGTTCATTCGCTGGGATAAAGACATGTTAAAAGGTGGGCTTGCTAAATTAGCCAAGGGAAAGCCAGTAACAGACGCAGATTACTCAAAGAATAAAGCAAACTGGAGACCAGTATTTGGTCCAGCCCCTAAGCAATTACTTCCTGGAGATGTATTCAAAGCATTAAAGCCACTCTTCTTTAGCGATAAGTTGAAGATCGGTCACAACGTTAAGTTCGATCTTAAGTCCATCGCTAAGTACTACCGAGGCGTAGTTCCTAGTAAGCCATTCTTTGATACCTTGATGGCGTCATTCATCATCGACAACCGAAACCGCTTAGGACTTGGTCTTGCAGACTGCTCCAAGCGTGAGTTGGGAATCATCGTTGAGAAGGGCGTAGGCGCACAGGTAGAAGTCCACTCCTTTGAAGATGTCGCAAAGTACTCAGGCATCGATGCCGATGTGACGTGGCAGTTATACAAGACATTAGAGCCTCGCCTTGAGGGAAGTCTGCAGGCGGTATGGAAGTTAGAGATGGATGTCATTGCGGCTCTCTGCGACATGGAGTTATCAGGAGCAACCATTGACACAGAGCAGTTGACCTCTCTTAAGAAGCGCATTGATAAGGATCTAGACAACGCCAAGGCTCGTGCGTGGAAGATCACAGGAGAAGCGTTCTCGCTCAACTCCATACCAGAGAAGCAGAAGATGTTATTCAGCCCAAAGAGTGAGGGTGGGCGTGGTCTCAAGCCTAATACTCGGTTAAAGATTGCCCTGACCCCTAAGGGATTTATCCAGAAGAACTCTGGACAACCACTAGGTATCCAGCACTTCTCCGTATCTTCTGATGCCCTAGAACTGTTCAGAGGCACTGATGATCTCGTAGATGCGTTGCTGGACTATCAGGATCTCAACAAACTGATGACCACATACGTGATGCCGTACCTTGGTGGAGACATCACCCGTACCAACATGGGTAAGTCAAAGATCTTGAAGAAGGACAGTCTCCTTGTAAAGGGGAAGGTTCATACCAACTTCAAACCTCATGGCGCAGAGACTGGTCGATTCTCCAGCAGCGAACCAAACCTACAGAACATCCCAAGCGGTGGTGAGTACGGCAAACTGATTCGTAACTTGTTCATCGCACCTGAGGGTTACAAGTTAGTTGTGGCTGACTACTCGCAGATCGAACCACGCATCATTGCAGCATTCTCTAACGACCCAATCATGATGAAGAACTACCTAGAAGATGGAGATATTTACACCACCATCGGTGACACTGTTGGACTGAATCGTAAAGCGGGTAAGGTCTTGGTATTGGCTATGTCCTACGGCGTTGGACCTGACAAGATCGCTGAACAACTAGGTCTGTCATTGAAAGAAGCCAAGGATCTTCTAGAAGACTTCACAGGTAGATTTCACGACATCGCCAAGTACAAGGCAAAGGTTATTCGTTTGGCAGAGAACAAGCGCCCAACTCCTTATGTAGAGACTCTCCTAGGACGGCGTCGTTATCTCCCAGAACTACGGAGTAGCGAGAAAGGCTTACGAGCAAGAGCAGAACGTCAGGCATTTAACACAGTAATCCAGGGATCTGCTGCAGATGTCATGAAATTAGCGATTGTAAGGGCGCATTCGTGCTTTTTGGATGAGCCAGAGGTGAACGTTCTCTTGACTGTGCACGATGAATTAGTTACTGTTACGCCAGAACATCTTGCTGATGAGGTAGCGGAAGCAATCCGCGTGTCGATGGAGGGAATCTCCTTCCCACAGATTACAGTTCCTCTTATTGCAGATGTAAAGATCGTTAACAAGTGGGGAGAAGCCAAGTGAGTGATTTTTGGGCCAAGAAGTTAGGCACTCAGATACAGCAACCTGCAACTCAAGCACGTCCAGAGAACATGCCTGTTGCACCATCGCAGATGCCTATGCAGCAGATGCCACAACCAGCGCAGCAACCAGCACTACGCCTTCCAAGTTCCACACAGACAGGATCATGTCCAGACTGTGGTTCGGCTAATTACATGTCAGTGCAGGGAGCAAAGGCTCGATGCATGGACTGCGGTTATCCAGTAGAGCAATCAGGAAGTAAGTACGGATCATTGGCTGGAGCGCACATTGAAGGCTCGGCTAAAGAAGCACGCGGCAACGACACCACCAACAACTACAACCCACAGAACATCATCGGAAGAGTGAATTAATGAATGACGAAGCAAAGAAGGTTATGGCTCTCCTTAATAAAAAATTTGGAGACAATGTTGTTGTTGTGGCTAGTGACATTCGTTCTGATCTTATTCCTCGCATTACTTCTGGGTCTACGACTTTGGATTACGTTTTGGGTGGCGGTTTCCCTGGTAATCAGTGGAATGAACTTATTGGCGAACCTTCTCACGGAAAAACTGCGCTTGCTCTTAAGACGATTGCTGCAAATCAAGCACTAGATCCAGAGCACACAACTGTATGGGTTGCCGCAGAGCAGTGGGTGCCTGAGTACGCAGAGATGTGTGGCGTGGATACCTCTCGCGTTATTGTGATTGAGACTTCCATAATGGAAGAGGCCTATCAAGCAGTCATCAACTTTGCTGAGTCGAAGTCCATTGATGCGATCGTTATTGATTCACTGCCAGCCCTTTCCCCTGCCCCTGAAATGGAGAAAGACATGTCAGAGGCTACAGTTGGTCGTGGAGCACTCCTTACCAATAAATTCTTTAGAGTTGTCGGGACAGCAATGAAGCGATCGCTTACGGAAGATGAGCGTCCAGTTCTTGGCTTGATCATCAACCAGTATCGTATGAAGATCGGAGTAATGCATGGAGACCCGCGTACAACTCCAGGGGGAGAGGGTAAGAACTACGCGTTCTTCACTCGTTGTGAAGTTAAAAGAGACGAATGGATTGAAGTTGGTTCAGGTAACAATAAGGTTCGAGTGGGTCAGCGAATTAAGGTACGGACACTTAAGAATAAGACTGCACCACCACAGCGCGTCGCTTACTTCGACTTCTACTTTGCCGAAGGAGGAGATTGCGCACCAGGTGAGTTTGACTTTGCCAAAGAAGTTGCTTCTCTTGCAGTCGTAAAAGAGATCATCACTCGTAAGGGTGGTTGGTACTACTACGGCGATCGCAAGTGGCAAGGCATCGAGCCAGTCATTGCAAGCATTCGTGAAGAAGTAGACTTCAAGGAAGAGATCCAGAAGAAAGTATTTGAAACATCAGACCTACCTATGGGAGAAGCAGACGATGAGTAATCGTGAGTTCAACATCAACGATCAGGACTGGGCTCATGAACTTGAGAAGGGCGTAGAGGAATACACCGACATGCTCTTTGAAGCCATGTGGGAAAGTTCTGATGACGAGATCACAGAGACAAAGTCGGGAGAACCGTTCTGTGGTTGCTCCCAATGTTTCTGGAGAGAAGCACTCTTCTTCATTGTCCCCAAGTTGTTGCGGGGCTATGAGGAAGGTAAGATTGAACTTGAAGACTGAGGGACAAAAGCAATCACTAAAGCATGAAAAGAGATTAGCCAAAGCCATTGGCGGTACTCGTAATGCTGGATCAGGATCGTTCTGGTCAAGAAAAGGCGATGTCAGATCTGAGGATCTGCTTATCGAGCACAAGTACACAGGGAAGAAAACCTACACACTTAAAGCGGTTGACTTAGAAAAGAATGTAACCCATGCAATCTTGGAGAGTCGCACGCCAGTCTTCGGCCTCAGTCTGAATGATAAGAACTACGTCATTCTTACCGAAGATGACTACTTAGAACTTCGGGAGAATCTTAGGAACAATGATTGATGACGAGACACCGTGGTGGGCAAACGCCCGTTGCCATGGAGCCGCACCTAAATCACAAGACGAAGAAGACATTTTCTATCCACCACGAGACAAACAAAAGTACAAAGAGATTGCTGCAAAAGCAAAGGTCTATTGTTTTGGAGAGACAGGGAAGAATCCATGCCCTGTTAGACTCGACTGTCTGTGGGATGCAGTAGGTAGGTCAGAGCCTCACGGTATCTGGGGTGGACTTAGTCACCGTGAACGTAACGCCCTGGAACGTAAGTACAAGAA